TCATACCGCACTCTCCGGCGGCGGGATGAACGGAAACCCCAGATAATGCGCCTGATTCCCGAACCGCGATTTGCACGTCGCCAGCGTCTTGTCGCAGCCCATCGAGACGCTGAACGAATCGCCGGCCGCCGGCGCCGCATCCAGCGGATAGGCCAGTTGCAGATAGGTGGAGCTTGAATACTTGACGGTGGCGGTCACCCCCGCATTGGCGCCCGAGGTGAAGGTGATCGTGCCGTTGGTATAGGTGTCCTGGACCGATCCCGACCACATGATCAGCGAGTTGGTCGAGCCGGCTCCGACGCTCCCCGCGGTCGTGAACGGCCCAACCGAAAGCGTGCAGCCGCCATCATAAAGCGTATGCACGCAAGACGGCTGGAACACCCGGTGCGGCATATCCTGTTCCAGCGCCACCAGATCCGACTTGATGGTGAGCGTCGCCCCAATGGCGCCCAGGCTCTTCACCTGCGCCACCCGGCCCTTGAAGAGGGTGGCCACCCCGCCGAACACCGTCCCGTCCGGACAGGTCGCACCCCAGCCGATCGGCTGGATCGCGGCAGCGCCGACCGGAAAGGCAGCCAGCGTCGCCACCCCCCAGATGAACTCGGCCTTATCGAAGAGGCCATAGCGAAACGCCTGGACGAACGGCAGCCCGCCGATGGTCGACGGCCCATAGGGATCGCCGATCGGCCGCCACGACAGCACCACCTGCTGCTCATCCGCATCGAGCCCGATCTTCTGGGTTAGCTTCAGCCCCGAGATCCCGAGATTCCCCGCCCCCGCCCCGCCGCCGGCATAGGTCACCGACCCGCCGCCGGGACTGGCGATCACCAGATCCGCCTGAAAATCCGTCGCCCGGTACACCGTGCCGGACATCAGATCGAACTCGAAACACCCGGCCATGATCAGCTTCTTGGTCGAGGGCAGGTAGGATGCGAGCGAGGCGGGGATGTTCTTCATGGGCAGCCTCTACAGATTCGCCGCCGTCGACGACGGCAGGCTCTCGAACTTCAATTCCTTGAAGTCGAGCAGATCCAGCATGAACGCATCCATCGAGGCGGTGTCCTCGGTGAAGGTGCAGCGCCAGTAGTAATTGCAGGTGATGGTGATCGCCTTCCCCGCGGCCGGCGCCGTCGCAAAGCTGAGGATGTTCGGCGACAGGATCGACCAGCCCGAGGCCTGCGTCACCCCGCCCACCGACACATTCGAGACGTCCGCCTGATTCACCCACCCCACCGGCTCATGCGTGTTGCGCAAGGCCCGGCTGATGGTGAAGTTCGTCGTCACCCCATCGCCGGTGCCGATCAAGCCGCCCGATATCTGATAATCCGGCGTGTAGATGTCCTGGAACAGGAACTCCTGGAACGGCCCGCTTTGGTCGACGATGAAGCCTTCGAGATACTGCCAGCCCTGGCTCACCAGCCCCTGATAGGCCGCCAGCGAGGTCAGCGCCTCGAAGGTCAGCGTCCAGCGGATCGTCGGGTATTGCCGCAACGGCGAGCGCCAGCGCTTGCCGCTGGCGACGCTTGCGGTACGCGTGTCGGTGCCCCGCTCGCGGATGATCGGCAGCGAGATATTGGGCGGGCTGAACACATCCGGCTGATAGAGGCCGGGCCACACCGAGACACCGGACGGCACGGTGCCGACGAACGAAGCGGCAGAGAAAGTGTAGCCCAGCACATGGCTGGGGCCGGCCAGGATCCCCGCCGGCAGGAACGGCCCGGTCATCCCGGCGATCGAGATTCCGCCGATCCCGGCAGAGGGCTGCGCGCCCAGGTTCCGGTACCAGATCTTGCCGGCGGTCAGATCCAACGCCACGGCGATCCGCATGCCGGAATACCATTGGAACGAATCGGCGCCGATGGTCAGCAGGCCGGTATTATCCTGGTTGATCTCCTGATTGCCGCGCACCGTCACCGTATGCGCATTGGCCCCGTCGCTGATGCCGACGCCGTTATTGTTGTTCTGGGTGGTGGTGTCGATCGCATCGACCTGCACCTCGAAATAATATTTGCCGGCGGTCATCGAGACGGTGCCGATCACGGTAATCTGGCTGACCGTCCCCGCCGGCACATTCGCCGTCATGTTGGCATTGGACAGCACCACGCCGGTGCCCACCGTCTTCGCCGGATCCCAGGCGGACGCCCCCAGCGTCGAGAACCCGCTTGGCACCTGGCCGTACATCGAGCCCGGCGCCGTCACCAGCGTCACCTGCTGCGCCACCGCCCGGTTCGGCATGAAGAACCACATCGGGAAGACGGGCGTGGTGCCCGGCCCGAACGCGGTATAGACGGCCGCACCCGTGCCCAGCACCGGCAGGTTCGGATTGGTGTTGCCGCCATTATTCCAGGCCGGAAACGCGTTCCAGCCATAGGTCGGATCGATCGTCGAATCGCGGAAATAGACCAGCGACCGGTTGATATCCAGCACCACGCTGACCGTGTCGCCGGTGCCGAGTTGGTTGATCTGGCCGTTCTGCACGCCGTTCACAAAGACCGGCCCTTGCGCGTAATAGGTCACATAGATCATGGCGGCATTGGTACCGGCAGCGACCGCGGAGAGCGCGGTTACCGAGCCCGCCACGCCGATCCCGTCGCCGGCGGTGCCGACCGACACGACCGCCTCGAAGTAATAGAGGCCGGCACTCTGCCCGTTCACGCCCCTGACCGCGGCCGGCGGCGCCGAGCCGGTCCCGGTCGCCACCAGATTGCCGCCCGAAAGCGTGCAGTTCAGCGCATCCGACGGGTTGAGGGTAACGAGCCCGGTCGCCATCAGCGCGACTGCCGCGCCAGCGCCCGCAACTGCGACCGCCCGGCGGATTTAAGCGCCGCCATCAGATCCGGCTCCGGCGGCGCCGCGCCGTTGAAGTTATTGTGCTGGTGGAAGGTATGGCCGGCGGATGCGCGGAACGACCCGTTAGGGACGATCGTGCCGGCACCGCGCGGCACGAAGAGTTCGGGGCCGCGCTCGCCCACGATGGAGGGCACGCCCACCGGTGGCGATCCGCCGCCGGCGAATCCTAAGAACTTGCCGATCGCCGCCGCATCGGTCGCGATCGTGTTGCCGATGGTGGCGACCGTGTTGCTGACCCAGGCCACGATGCCGGCCGAGTGCGCCGTGGTATTCGCCGCCGTCACCGTCGAGTTGACCGCCTGCGATGCGGAGGCGCCGACCGTCGCACCGGTATTGACCACAGTCGCTGCGGTTCCTGCCGCATGCGTCCCGCTCGCGGCCAGCAGTGCCGCTGTGTTGGCCTGAAGGGCCGCGATTTGCGCGGCCGCGCCGGCATTGTTGCCGAGGCCGAGAGCGCTCGCCGGGTTGATCCGGTCGAGGCCCGTGCCCCGCTCGACGCCGCCCAGCACGGACGTGACGCCGACCCGGCCGGCCTCGCCGACCGCATCGCGGGAGAGCGATTGCACCACCGCCTTCAGCCCGCCGCGCTTCCGCATCAGCGACGACACGATATCGCTGGCGATCCGCTCGTTGACCCGCGCCCAAGCGGCAGCGGCCGAGGACGCCGCGGCGGCGGATGCGGCGGAACGGGCCGCCTCGCCCGCGATCCAGGCGGCGTCGATCTGCTGCTTGCTCTCGAGCAGCGCCGTCTCGGTGCCAAGCCGCATTGATGCCGCGGATTGCGAGGCGGTGCCGATGGTGGCGACCAGAGTCTGTACCGCGTCGATGGCGCTGGCGATCCCGGCTTCCCATTCGGTGGTATCGGCGGTCAGCCGCAATTGCAGCCGATCCGGGCTCATCGCAGCACCATGTTGCGGCCCGAGGGGGCCAGCGCGCCGATCAGATCGTCGAAGCTGCCCCGCTCAGGGCGGTCTTGGTCCGCCGGCCGGGCGCCGAACAGGCCCGCGAGAATCTCCTGGATCAGCACATAGCGGGGCAGGGTCATGCTGTCCTCCAGACGATCCCAATCGGCGGCACTGGCGATTCCATGGCAGATCAGACCGGCGACGAGGCGGTCGATGTCGAGGGCATTTGCCCGGCCGGGGCGATCCCCGGCTGGGCTTCCCCCGCCGGTACGAGCCCCGATGCGGCTAGCAGCGCCGGGACTGCGCCCAAGAGCCCGATCATCTCCGGCCCCTTGAGCCTTTCGCCGATCACATCCGCGGTCAGATCGGGCCGGACCTTGGCCAGTGCCGCCGCTACGATCCCGATCGCCGCCTCGATCTGCGCCACCGGATCGGCTGCCTCGCCCAGTGCCGTGATCGACGTCCAGGCGCGCTTGAGGGCGGTGAAATTCATCACCGCCGGCACCGAGACCGCCTCGCCGGCGATGGTCACAAGCATCGTCTCGGTCATCGCCGCTACTCGGAGAAGCTGATCGTGCCGATATTGCCCGAGGCATCGGCACCGACCGTGAAGTCGATCTCGTTGATCGTCCAATCATCCTGCTTCGACGGGAAGGAGAGCTTGGAGGACGCGCAATTATTCAACTGAAACGTGGCTTGCTTCCCGCCATAGGGCTGGCTGAACACCGCCTGAAAGGTGGGCGTGCTGCCCATGCGCGGGTTGGCGATGGCGATACTTGATCCCGTCACCGCCGAATATTCGTAATTCAGCAGGACCGCGAGGCCCTTATCGGCCGACGAGAATGTATAGACTCCAGCGGCCACGGAATACTGGCCGCTCGCGGGGCCGCTCGCCACCGGCGCCAACGGCAATCCAGTCGCCGCATAGAACACGCCGCAATCCTTGAGCCAGGCCGCTGCATTGGCCGCGGTCACGGTGTAGGGGCTGTTGGCCGGGATCGCGCCCGCCTCCGATTCGGCGAGCAAAATCTGCCCGGTCGAGATCGTCGCGCCGAAATAAAGCTGGTTGAAGATCAGGCCGTTGATCTGGGCGAATTTGGCCTTCAGCTCCAGCTTCATCTTGCCGCGCGCGAGCGCCAGCGGATACTGGCCGGAGCCCCATAATTCCTTGATGTCGCCCGAGAAATCGAGCTGCACATCTTGCAGCGCGCCGAACTTGACCGGTTGCGCCCCGGTAATGTCGGTGCGCAGGCCCCAGAGTGAGCCGCCGCCGAATCCATACTGCATGATCTAATCTCCTGTCGCTAAGGCAGCATCATGTGAACGGGAACGAGGGCGGCGGCGCGCTGGCCCTTGGGCGCCTCGTAGACGGCGATCACGCCCTCGATCCAGCAATGCTCGACGGCACCGCCCAGCGTCTGGGTCAGGCCCGGCGTGGCGGGCGCCAGCGCCGCCTCGACCGCGTCGATCAAATTGTTCAACTGGATGCCGGCGGCGGTGGCCGGGTCGGGATTGGCCGCATAGAGGAAGATCTCGGCGCCGAGCCGCCGCCGCGGCGGGATTCCATGCCGCGCGATCACCTCCTGTTCGCCCACACCCATGAACAGTGCCGGTAACTCGGCCGCATTCATGTCGTTCAGCGAGCGCAGCCGACGCTGGGCCACCCGGAAAATACCGGCCGTGACCAGAGTCTCCAGCGTCTGGAACAGCGCCGTATAGGCGATCTCCCGCTGGCTCATGGCGGTGCCGCCACGTCGCGGAGCCGTGCCTGCGATCTGGAGATCGGCATCTTCCCAGCACCGCTGCGATCACGGATTTCATCGGCGACCGCGGCCGCCAGCCGCGCCCGGGCCGGCGCCGGCAGCGCTCGCAGCCGCTCGATCACCCGATCGGCGCCATCCAGTTCGAGGGCGATCATACCGGCACCACCCGTCGATAGGGCGCCAGCAACTGGCCGACCCTGGGCGGCATCTGGGCGACCAGGAACGGCGTCGCCTGACCGCCCAGCGTCTCGGCGCTCATGCCGATCCGGTCCTTGGCGCGGTAGATCTCGCCGGCCCATTCCAGCACGGCTTGCGCCAGATCCGCCGGTACCGTCGCATATCCGGCGGTATAGGCGATCACGACACCGCCCAGGCTCCAGCCGAAGCTGTATCCGACCAGCGAGAGCGAGGTAGCCGACCACAGATAGCCCGGCTGCCCCGGCGCCGGTGAGGGCGGGATGGTGATCCCGTCGATGGTAACCGATTGAACCGATGTGACCGGAGTCTGACCGAAGGCGAGGCGTCGCCCGCCGGTGCCGTCGCGCGTCTCCGTGACCGTGGCGCTGGCGAAATTCTGCCCGCACCAGCTTTGCGCGGCGGCACTCGCGGCACCGATGAGCCGCGTCAGCAGCGGCTCATCGTCGTTGCCGACCGCGAGGCCGAGCCAGGTCTCCAGATCGGCGAGCGTGGCAAGATCGGACATGGCCCGGCCTCAGAGCCCGACACGCGGCGCCGGATCGCGCCGACGCCTTGCGGTGTCGGCCTCGATCTGGCCCAGCCGCGCCTCGAGCGCCGCGACGCGGTCCTCGATCCGGCCGAGCACGCCCTCGACGCTAGCCTCCGCCGGTGCCGATTCCGGTTCCTGCTGCTCGACCCGGCAGCCATGCGCCAGCGCTGCCGCCAGATGCTGGTCGCCGATATCGATCGTGCCATCCGCGGCCACGAGGTAATCCGTGTCGTCGATGCCGAGCGAGCAGAGTCCCGGCGGCGCATAGAGTTTGGTCATGATCCGGTCCCCCCGCTCAACCATTGCCAATATTGGTGATAACGCCATAGGCCGGCGGGAAGTAATTCTGGAGCACGCCATCGCAATAGACGCCGAACTCATACTTCCGAGTGCGCGGCGGCCACATGGTCGAGTTGTAGTCACGCCTGAGGCGCTTCACGAGAATGTCGGTCACGTTCGACAGCGGATAGGGCAGCGTCTCGGAATCGAACAGGATGGTGCCGGGCGGCATGTTCGGATGCAGCCGGACCGCGATCGATTTCGCCCCGTTCATCGCGAATTTGTTCAGGTACGAGGTGACGAGATCGCCGCCTTTGATGTTGCCCTGTTCGACATTGATGATGAAGCGCTGCGCCGCGTTGCTGCTGCCTTGCAGCACCTTCTTGGTGATGTTGCGCTGCTCCTGGCTCGCCACCCAGATATTGTCGGGGCTAAGCCGGTAACTATCCCAGAAGCTCTGCAACGCGGCATCGATCTCGACCACGCCGCCGACGCCATCGGATGTCAACGGCGTGCCGGTGCCGGCGCTGCCGGTCGGCTGGACCCCGACATAGCCGCCGGCGCCGTTCAGCACCTGCGTCATGATCCCGTCATAGACGAGAGTGTTGGTCGAGTTATCGGCGGTCAGCGAGGCGGCTGTCTGGGTCCCGGCGGCGGTGCCGGTAATCACGACGGAGTTGATCGTGGTGATGGCGCCCAGCACCTCCGAACCGGCAGGACCCCAGTACCACGCATAGCCGAAGGCGCCGTTGGTCACGGACGTGGTGGCGCTGATCGAATGGGTCGAGTTGCCGTCATTGGCCGTGGCGACAGTACGGTTGGTGGAGGGCTTGCCCGATCCGCCGCCATAGGTGTCGGTCGAGCCATCCACATTGCTGCGGCTGATCTGGCCCGGCACGCCGCCGGCGATGGTGGCGGCGCGCAAGCCTTGCGCGCTCAGCGGCACGGTGATCACCGAATAGGTCGTGTTCGGCAGGAGCGTGCCGCCGGTGCCGATATCGGCCACGGTCGGGCGGTTGCCCTGGCCCAGCGCCAGACTGCGATTGCCGGCGAGGTCGAGGAATTCCTCGGCGATCATCAGCGCCCACAGCAGATTGGTCTGCGCGCGGGCATTCAGATCCATGAAGCCCTGTGCCGAGAGGTACGCGGCCCAGGTCACATAGTCTTCCAGCCCGTATTCGCGGAACACCGCGTTGTAATCGGCGGTCGAGGTGACCACCGCCGCACCCCGATTGCCGTCCGACAGGCCCGGCTCGATCAGCCCGGTATTGATGCCGGTGATCGCCTTCCAACTGGCCTGGATCCCGCCCTCCGTGGTCATCCGCGGGATGCGGTTGCGCAAGGGCGTCAGCACCGGGAAGAGTGACTTGGCGGATGGCTCCAGATTCCAGTTCTGGATGCCGTTGGGGAAGGATCCGGGTGCCGTCCAGCCGGCCTTGGCCAGCAATTCGTCATCCGGCGAGATGGTGCGGCGAACGATGCCGATCGTCTCGCCGCTGACCTTGGTCATCTCATTCATGGGGGTTGCCTTTCAGAGCCTGGTTGGGATGGTTGAGGGCGAGGCGCGTGATCGCGGTCGCCTTGGCGAGTTGCTCGGCCTGGGTCGCGGCCGGCAGCGATGCCAGCGCCGCCAATTCTCCCGTGGGCCCGTCCGGCTGATCGCCGCGGCCGATCGCGCGGAGCCTGGGGCCGCCGCCCGCGGGTAGTTGCTCAAGCTGCGACACGCGGCGGCGGAGCGTTGCGTTTTCTGCGGCTTCCTTGGACAGATCCTCGCGCGCGGCGGCGAGATCGCCCGCGATCTTGGCGAGACCCGCATGGGAACCGGCGGCGCACACCGCGCCATGCCGGCAGGCAAGGTCGTGGACACGCTGCGCGGTGGCGGCATCGCCGCTCCGTTTGAAATCAGCCGCGAGTGCCGTCAGATCATCCGGATCGGCCGCGCCGCCGGTCTCGCCCGTCCAGTCCTTGGGGAGATTGTCCGCCGCACCGATCGCGCGGGCGCGCTGGATGATATGGGTCTGGGCATCGGTGCCGCCCCCGGTGCGCTTCCAGGCCTTGACCGCATCAGCCAGATCGCCCTTGGTTTCGATCGGATAGCCGCCATCCGGCATCGCGGTGCCCTCGGACGCTGCCTTGCGGCGCTCCGGCGCCGACCAGTCGCGCTTTTCGAGATGGCCGGGTGCTGCCTCCGGATCGTGGCCGAAGAGTTTCTCCAGCCGATCGGCCGGCAGCGCCAGGATCCGGCCGCGATAGTCGGACCGCGTGGTGGAAGCGGCCAGATCCTCCAGCACCTCGCGGTCGGTCTGCTCGCGTGAGGCAAAGCGGTGCTCGACCGCACCCTCCGCCTTGACCAGCGTAAAGGTGGCCGACGGGATGCACGGCAGATCGACCAGCGAAATCTCGGACGGGAAGGCGGTGTAGCGGGTCCGCGTCTGATCAAGGAAGCGCTTGCGGCCGCCCGGCGAGAAACCGGTATAGACCCCGGCCTCGATCTTCTGCCATTCCTCGTCATCGATGATATGCGCGCAGAACTCGATGGCACGGGCGGCATCATCGAAATAGAGGCCGGTCAACACGCCGGCCGCCTTCAACTGATGCATGACCCGAATATTGCCCAGCGATTTACCGCCGGACGCCTTGGCCAGATCCGCCGACCATTTCTCGATCTCGGGCCTGGACGACGCGTAATCGAAGATCTCGCCGACCCGGTCGGGCGTCTCGTCCAGCCGTCCATAAACAAGTCGCTGGGTGGCGTCGGCCTTGTGAAGCGGGATGAACAT